GGCCGAAAATCTGGAATCAATCGCCCGGCGATTTATAGTATGAGCCCGGCGGCTTGAGACGGACCTCGCAGCGGAACGTGCGCTTGGCCCAGCCGATCCCCGGAAGGATAGGATGCACGCCTAGGCCGATGCGGGTCAGCGTTTCTTCGCACACGACCTCCTCGCCGATCTTGAGCGGATAGGTCATGACGACCGGCGGCGTCTGCGGCTTGATCGCGTCATCGCTACAGCCGGCGAGCAAGGCGAGGCCGATAACCACCGCCCGGGACGGCATCCTAGGCCGATTCGCGCACTAGCTCGCCGATGATCTTGCGCAGCGTCCGGTCGGATAGGCCGAGCCCGTTGCCGACCCGCGGCCGGATCAGGGCAACGATCTGGTGTAGCGGCTGGGTCCGCGCGACCACGCCGGCCGCAACGGCCGCCTCGTAGGCGGCGATGATTTCGCCCCGGCGGGTAGGGCGCCCCGGGCCAGCGTGCGGTGTGGCTTCGGTATTGCCGCTCCAGACGCCTTCGCTGGTAACGGTCGAGATCCCGATCTCCTGCTTGATCAGGCGGAAGGCGAATTCGCCAATGTCGTCCTCGTCGCGCTCGACGATCTCGTAGACCTGCCCGCGGATGGTCAGGAGATCGCCGATGTCGGGCCACGGCTTCGGCACCACGGCGCGGTCGCAGAAGAACTTGGTCTCGGTCGTGCCAAGGCCCGGCTCGATGTCGCCTAGGCCGACCTCCAGCGGGTTGATGTAGAAGCGGCCGGGCACGACGACGCCCTGCCACTCCGTCCTGCCGGCGTCCTCGCGGAACGCGGTCGCGAGATCGCCGAGCAGGAACTGGAAGTCCTCCATGCCCATGCGCGGCTAGCCTTTCAGCGGCGCGCCGAAGACCTGCCAGCCTAGCAGGGCGAACAGGATGAATAGCAGCACCGCGCCGCCGAGCACGCCCACCGTGACGGCGAACAGGGCGAAGTGCCACGCGATACCGAACGCCAACCAGATCAGCATGAGAATCCAGAACGCGAGTCCTCGTGTCATCGGTGCCTCCTATCGTCAGCCGCCGCCCGGCCCCAGCCGGATCGCCGGGGCCGGTGAGGTGCTCTGTGGAATCCCTTACGGCGGCGGGACGAACGCGGTCGCCTGCGCAGTGAACAGCGTGCGCGGCTGCGTGCAGATCGGCATGACGTTCATCTGCGCCTCAAGCTGGACACCCTTGTCGAAGTCCATCGCTTCCATCTTGGAGTAGCGCGGCAGCGCTAGGGTGTTGACGGTCTCCATGTAGTCGGCCGGCGCGTAGAGTTCAGCGAACAGGTCGGGCGCGCCCACCGGGAAGAAGTGGCACATGTCATCGGCGACGAACTGGATGGCGCCAACCTGACCGCGGTACTCCTCGATGGTCACGTCCTTGAACGATACCTGCGCGCCCAAGTTCGCCTCGATGGGAACCGGCGTGAGATAGATCAGCGAGGCCCGGCGCTCGGGGTGCATGGCGAAGGCGTCGAAGAACGTCTTGCCGGCAATGCCGTGGATACGCTGGTACATGCCGCCCGACATCGCGTTCGCCATCTTGCGACCGAGATCATTGGTTAGCGCGGTAAGCTGCCCGGCCCACGCCGCTGCATCGCCCGTGTTGCCGGCGCCGATGATTGGCCAGTTTAGGGTCGTCTGTGCCGGGACGTTGAAGGCGGTGAACAAGTTGTACTGCTGGAGCGGGGCGCCGGTCACACGATCCGCCGCCGTCGTCACGATGCCCTTGACGGCACCGAGACGGAGATATTCCAGCGTGAGATCGAGCCGCCGGCCGAGAGAGGCTTCGTGCTCGTTGACCACGCTCATGACCGTCGCAAGCTGATCCTCGGTCCCGAAGGCGCGTACGTTCTGCACCGAATCGGCGTAGATCGACGAGCGGATCGGGAAGTGTGGAACGCCGACCGGGATCAGCGCGGACGCATCACGCACGTCCGGCGTCGGCGGCGCACCGCGCGGCCGTTCGGGCACCAGCGCGAGGCGCTCACCGCGGACCTCGATCATGGTCGTGGTGGTGGACAGCCGCTTCTCCTCAAAGAGGTTGAGGCGACCGATCAGGCCGGGAACGTAGGGCACCTGATTGAGGGCGAGCGTGAGTGAGCTCACCCCGAAGGCGTTGCCTGTGAAGATTTCGAGCATGGTCAGGTTCTCCCCTGTTCTGGCGGCAGCGGTTCCTCACCGCGCGCACGCCGGGCTGCGTTTTCCTCGTCGCGTGTCCGCTCGTCGGCGAGACGCTTGGTCTCCTCCTCGCGGGCCTTTGCGATTTCCGCCTCATCGCCGACCGACTGGATACCGGCGATGGGCGGGCCGGACGGCGGCACGTCGACGCCGAAGGTGGCGGATTGCACGTTCTTGAGCACCGCGGCGCGGACGATCACGCCCTTCGCGGCGAGCGTAGAGTTGATCGTGGCCACGTTGAGCGCGCCGTACATCAGGTAGGCGTCGGTGACCTCGCAATCGCGTACGAACACGGTGGCGTTGACCGGGCCATCCACCGGATTGACGGCATAGGCGAGGATGCCGGCGACGTTGGCTTCGCCCGCGGCGGCGATGGGCGCGCCGGCCGCATCGACGAAGGTGCCCGGCCACAGGCCGACGGCGCCTTGCGGGATCTGCACGACTTCGCGCGAGCGGTAGCCTTCGGCTTCGCTCAGAAGAAACTCGACGCTTCTCGGCGGCGAGTTCATCTGATGCGTGCCGGGGATTGCAGCAGCGGACTTGATCGGAGTGACCATGGTTAGCTCCCCTGATTGGTTGGTGTGGGCGGTGGCGCCGGCATCGGCGGCATCGGTGGCGGGATCGTACGCGACACTTCGATCAGCGCGTTGTTCAGCGCACTCGCGGCGACCATCAACTGGCGAGCCAGCGACACCTCCTCGGGCTTGCGCTCAGTGGCGCCGGCGAATTCGGCGAGCTTGGGAAGCAGCCCGGCGGCTGCGTCGCAGAACGTCTTGACCTGTCCAGAGTCGAGCATGGCGCGCGCTCCTACTTGATGCCGCGCATCGCGCGGAAGCGGGCCATCCCGGCGGCCTCGAGTTCGCCCTCGGTCGGGCCGCCTGTCGCGCGGCCAATACGGCGGCTGTCGCTGGGATCGATCGCCGTCAGCGGGCGCTTGTTGGAGTCGGTCGCCTGCTTGGCTTGCAGGCGCTCGCGGACCACCGCGGCAGTCAGGCCTTCGCCGATGAAGCCGGCGGCGAGTTCGGGATAGCGCGCGAGCGCGCACAGTTCGGCGATCTCGCGGGCGTGTGACTGCGCCTCGGCGCGGGCGGCCTTGGCGGCCTCGTCGATGCGAAGCTGCACGACGTTGTTGTCGGTGGCGGGCGGGCTCGCCAGTGGTGCGGGCTTCTCAGGGGCCTCGGCGGCCGGCGGGGTCGGCTGGGTCATGGTGGGTCCTCCTTGGACGTGAGTGGCGAGAGCGGCGTGCGCCTCGTCGATGGTGCCGATCTTGTCGGCGAGACCTACGGAGAGCGCGTGCTCGCCGAAGTAGATGCCGGCTTCGGTCTTGCGGACATCCGCCGCCTCGATGCCACGCTGCCGGCCGACCTGATCGATCAGCATGGTGTAGAGCCGATCGACTTCCGATTGGATGACGCCGCGCGCTTCGCCGGACAGCGACTCGTGCGGGTTGGCGTCGATCTTGTGGGCGCCGCGGAACAGGTACGTGTACTTGATGCCCTCGGCGGCATCGAAGGCGGACTGATCGGCGTGCAGGGCGACGACTCCGATAGAGCCGACAGCGCCGGTCTGGGTGACCCACACGCGGTCCGCAGCGGACGCCAGCAGATAGGCGGCCGACAGCGCGTCATCCTGCGCAATCGCCCAGACGGGCTTCTGGTCGCGCGTGCTGCGGATCTCCGCGGCGAGATCGAAAATGCCGCCTGCCTCACCGCCCGGCGAGTCGATGTCGAGCAGGATGCCGCGGACCCGCGAATCGCTGCGCGCGTTGCGCAGCACCCGGCCGACATTCTCGTAGGACTGAAGCTCGGTCGAGTCGGGCGTGATCTGCCCGGCCCGGCGGACCAGCACGCCATGCACCGGTACGGTCGCGACGCCGCGCTCGATGCGGTAGCCGCGCGCGACGATCACGGCCGGCGCCGGGTCGTCGCCCGTCTTTGCCTCGATCTCGGGGAGCGCCGAGCCGCGCTGGAGCATGGCGGCGTGCAGGCCCAGCAGCATCTTGTCGAGCTTGGCCGGCGCGATCAGCAGCGGCGGGCCGAAGACGCGGGCGAGGATGTGCGGGAGCGCGCGGATCATGCGGCCTCCTTGGTGACGGGCTGTTCCCCGGCGGTGTCGGGGACGGCGGCATCCGGGTTGGCTTGGTTGGGATCGGCGGCGCCCGGCGCCTTGGTAGCAGCCGGCGCCGGATCGGGGATGCCGTACTGCTTGCGCAACGCGGCGGCCTCGGCGATGCGGCGGTAGACGGTCTCGATGTCGTAGCCCTCGGCCTCGATCGCGTCCTGTGGCGCAATCAACTGCGCGTCCAGCGCCAGCTTGATCGCCTGCCGGTCCTTCAGCGGATCGACCCACGGCGCGCGCGGCGTGATCGCCTGCATGGCGCGGTAGACGGCCGGCGTCTTGTTGTACTGCGCGGCGGTGATCGGTACCGCCCCGGCGAGCACGGCGGCATCGAGCCAGCGCACCCAGACCTTGCGCAGGAACTGGAACACCAGCACGGCGTGCTGGAACGCCTCGACCTCCGAGCGGAAGGCGAGCAGGCCGGCGCGGCTGCTGGCGTACGATGTCTTGGTGAGATCGGCGGCTAGCTCGGCGTACGGGATGCCGAGCGCGGCGCAGAGTTGCAGCAGCGTGCGGAACTGGAACGGCTCGTAGCCCAGCCCGGAGCCGCCCGGGTTGGCGAACGTAGCCTTCTCGCCCGGGTAAAGC